CTGGAAGACATGCAACCATGCCACAATTTCCAAGATGTACCTTGACCTTGCAAAGGAGTTCTATGACAAGACCGTTGACAACGGAGACCCGCGCAAGGCTATGGCAGACTTTGGTATGCGTGGAATGAGCTGCGTGAACGAGAGCGTCCGTTGCAGCGCATCGTGGCTGACCTGCTTTGACAAGACAAGCACCGTTCCCGCCCTTCCCTACATCGACAAATACTATGACGCCGACGTGACCAACAACAAGATTGGCATGGGAGCGGTGAGCACCGAACACAGCGTGATGGCAAGCAACTACGCCATTGATGGGGATGAAGTCACGTTCATCAAGAGGATGCTCACGGAAATCTATCCCAACACCTCGTTCAGCATGGTTTCGGACACCTATGACTACTGGAACCTGGTGGAGAACATCATCCCCTCACTCAAGAGCGAAATCCTCCAGCACAATGGAACACTGCTTGTGCGTCCGGACTCCGGAGACCAGTTTGAGGTTGTGACGAAAACCCTGGATTCGCTTTGGAATACCTTTGGGGGCTACTGGAACGAGAAGGGCTACCGCGTCCTTGACAACCACATCCGAATCATCCTTGGCGATGGATGCACCCTCTTCACGGTGCGCCGCATTTGGGAGTGGATGGAAGAGAACGAGTACGCGGCGAACAACGTCTATTTCGGAGTTGGCGCGTTCTGCTTCACGGGTATCTTTGACAACGAGAAGCTGATTGTGAACACGCGGGACACCTTTGGCGTTGCAGAGAAAGCCTGCGCTGGCGTGACGAATGGCAAGTTCCACTTCATCTACAAAGACCCCAAGACGGACACCGGCAAGCTGAAGAAGAGCCACAAGGGAATCGTCTGGGTGAAGTACGACAGCAATGGCAACCTCTTTGAGACGGACGAACACACGGAGATGCTCAACGAAAACGCAAGTGCGCTCAAGACGGTGTTCAAGGATGGCGTGATGCTCAACAAGACCACCTTCGCCGAAATTCGGGACAGAATCAACAAGGGAGTGTGAAATGGAAAAGGAAGAACTTGAAAACACCATCAAGGAATACCTGAGGCAACATGCAAGTCTCAGCGTCATGTGCGACCCTGAAGGGGACGGTCATATGAAAGTGCGTGTTGGTCTGTGGCTGGACAAAGATGAGATTGCTGACGCAAGCGACTCAATAATTCTCCCATAACTGAGGAAACTGAAATGGACAACGACAACTATACCCCAATAGCGCATTGGGAGTCCATTGAATACGAGTATGCCACCTGCTCAAATTGCGGATTCAACGAGTACACGGATTGGAATTCCACCAACGAGGCGAAGGAGAAAATCAAGACCTTTCACGAGAAGTACAGGTATTGCCCTGGATGTGGAAGGAAAATGGAACGACCACCGACAAAAAGAGGGAGAAGCTGAAATGGAAAACAAATTGGAGTCAGTTTGGTCAACCGAACTTGATGAATATTTTGAGGAGAGATATGGCATTGATATTGGCGAGATAATATGTGATGCAATTCTAAAAGCAAATCGGAATGAAATCCAAAAAAGACGAGGAGAAACTGAAATGAATAGCGACCACATAGTGATGTTCAACCATGACTACAGCAAATTGCGCGGGCAGAGAAGCGGGTTCCTGTGCTACGCCACAATCTTCCACGTTGGGGAGAAGTTCCCGGATGAGGCGTACCAGTACGACACGGACGGACTTTGGGAGTTCAAGCCCAACACCGACTACATCCAGTTGGTGTTCCTTGGGGACAAGGAAATTCCCTTCACAACGTACCGCAACGACAATCCTGACAACCGGGACAAGTATTTCAAACACATCGGAGAGGTGTTCCAGTTCATCGTGCATACAAAGGAAATCTGAAAAATGGATGTTGAACAGGAATTGGCAAATGGATTGGCATACGGAATCATGAATGAAATTGACTTCGTTGTGTCAATGGTTAAAAGAGGATATGAATTGAAAGTTGAAACCTGGATTGAACGTGGCAGTAGCCCATTTCCAAACCAGGACAGAAAGTGGAAAACAAATTGGACAAAGGAGACAAACTAAAATGAACATGAATTACTTCAATGCAGAAAAGACCAGGGACAATCTGGTTCAATGGATTAAGGACTGGTTTGAGAAGAACGGTCCGACAAGCAGGGCGGTGATTGGCATTTCGGGAGGAAAGGACTCCACGATTGTTGCCGCGCTTTGCGCAAGGGCAATTGGCAAGGAGCGCGTTCTTGGCGTTCTCATGCCGAATGGGGAGCAGAAAGACATTGACGATTCGTTCAAGGTCTGCGAGGCACTTGGAATCCAGAACATCACCGTCAACATCAATGACGCATACCAGGGCGTTGCCAACAACGTTCTCTGGGCGTTAAAGGGCTGGTACAACTACACGCAGTTGTCGGAACAGACCACAATCAACATCGCGCCACGTCTGCGCATGACAACGCTCTATGCTGTCAGTCAGACGGTTGGCGGACGTGTCATCAACACCAGCAACCTCTCGGAATGCCTTACCGGCTACTTCACGCGCTGGGGAGACGAATGCGGCGACATGAAGCCACTCATCAACCTCACAAAGAACGAGGTGGTTGCCATTGGCTTGACGATGGACGAGATTCCGAAAGACCTTGTGGAGAAGGTTCCGTCGGATGGTTTGACTGGAAAGACGGACGAGGACAAGATTGGGTTCAGCTACGATTGGCTTGACCGCTGCATCCGCGCCCCCTATCTTCCCAATGGCGAGGCGGACTTCCCCAATGATGGAACTTATGAGAAAATCCAGAATCGCATGGAGGCAACGGAATTCAAGCGCCGCGGACCTGACCAGTTCCTTGGCAAGGACATGTTCTACATGCCTGAACCTGAATACAAGGAGGATTGACATGAGGAAACTGCTTGCAATTGGACTATGCCTCCTCATTGGATGCTCGGAATCCCCAAGGAACGCGGAAGGAAACCTCATGGCTGAAAAAGACGACCATAACGAATTCCATATACGCCTTGGAAATGGTAATGGCGAATGGTACTTCAGATACATTGAAGTTGACGGGCATGAATATCTCATCATGACGGGAACACATAGAAGCGGATTGACGCATTCGCCCAAATGTCCATGTCTCAACAGGAAGATGGTGTTCGTTGTTGACCAGAACCAGGACATCCAATTTGCTCAGATTGGCATTGAATTGACAGACACCTATATCAACTGCGTGACGAACAAAGTGATTCAGAGGTAAAAACCCTTCTCACAGAGTAAAACAAAGGTCGTTCCCGAAGGAACGACCTTGTTTCATTATGGATTTCCGAATGATTATCAGACGGCATCCATTTCCGTCCAGCTTGCGCCCGTGTTGAGGACGCAGAGGTCGATGATGATGAACTCGATGGTCTTGACGGGCTTGATGCCAATCTTGACGCGGAGCTCGTTGCGGTCAATGACCTCGGGCGTGTTGTTGGTCGCATCGCAGATGATCTTGAAGTCGTAAAGACCACCTCGGTTGACCAAATCCTGGAAGAACGGCTCAAGGGTCTTGACGTACTTCTCGCGCATTGCCTTTGTATGTGCCTCGTAGAGGAACTGGCGGGACGCGAAGTACACATACCTCTTGATACGTCCGATGAGACGGCGCACGTTGACGCGGTCAAGCGCACTCTGCCTCGTCTGGAACGTCTTTTGACCTTCCTGGATGATACCATCGTTGATGTAGTGGATGGCGTAGTTCCAGTTCACATCGTAGATTTCACCAGCCTGCAACCTTGTTGGGTTGAAGGAGGTTTCCACCATGTTGATAACGCCGCGGCGCATACCTGCGGGAGCATCCCACCAGTTGTACTGCTTGTCCGTGAGGATGTAAGTACCCATAGCCTTGATGGACGGCGGCACCCACAACGTGTCTCCGGTGTAGTCGGAAATCGTGCGGTACCAGTTGAGGTAGCCCGCGCCATAGGACGTGTTGATGCCGGCAATCTTGCTCAAGTATGGCAAGATGTTGAGGTCAACGGAAGTGTCCTTCTTGGTCTTGCGCACCACCTGCTTGTTTCCAATCAAGACCATTCCACGAGGACCGTCGGCGCAGAACATGCAGTCGCCGCGGAACTTGCAGAAGGTATCGTACTTGTAGATGATGGTCTTCCAATACGCCAAGTCCGTGTTCTTGTTGAACTTGAAGTACGAGCTGTACTTGACTGGGTTGTAGAGACCACCAACATCCTCGCCATCGTCCGCGCTTGGGTCATAGACCTGCTTCACGAACTGCGCAATATTGGAGATACCGGCGTCGCAAACCACGTCAATGTCAGAAGTGTGGATGTCCGACATGGTGTCGAATATCTTGTTCAAGGACTGCGCGATTGTGGTGTAGGTGATGATTGGCTCAGCCATTTCAGGATAGAAACCAAGCATGATGTTGGAGTCGTCGATGTTCCTCTGGGACTCAACATAACGCTTCTGGGCATAGGCGCAATCTTCCAGGATCTTGGCAAGTGCCTCAAGCATTGATGCTTCGTTCTTGTAGTACACTGAGTTGAGATATGCCTTGAGCTTCAAGTACCTGTAGCAGGTTTCATTGGTGAGTTCACCATCCTTGGTTGGTTCACCCTCCTTGGAGCCTTCACCTTCTCCACCTTCTCCCCCTTCACCATCACGGGAAGTGACGTTCACAATATCATCCAACTTCTTCTCCAAGGCATCCTTCTCAAGGAACGCACCGCGCGTCTTCTTCTCGTTTGTGTTATCATGCACGAAGAAGATTCCGGAAAGAAGTCCAGTCTCGAAGTAGGAATTGTACAAGTCCTTGATGTACTTTGCTTCATCACTAGCCTCTCGTTTATCATTATCAGTATAATTCGTCCAATAATTCTTAAACTTTTCCTCAAGTTTGTCAAGGTTTATCTTTGACTTCTTAAGATTGCGCAAACGAATCTTGAACCTTCCACTCTTCTCTATGGAACTGAGAATGAGAGCTTGGATTGCCTTTTTCTTCATTACCGTAGTAACTTCGGTTGCAGGAGTGCCACTTGGATCAATTTCCTTGCTCAAGTCCTTCAAGTCAATCAATTCCTCAAAGTTAAGAATGGCACGTATATAGTCAGTTGAATTCAAAATATTCAATGAACCCAAGTCCATTCCCTCAATGCAATTAAGGCGATATTTATCCTCGTCGTCAGTTGGCACACCTATGTTCAAGGAATATTTATAGGACTCGATAAGATACTTCTTATCATCATCCGTAATGTCATCCTTGCGTGTAATAACAATTCCAATATCTCCCTTCACCTCTGCGGTAGAGGTCTTGTCATCCTTCGGTGTGATTGTATAGGAAATCGTGGGTTCCTGAACAATGAACTTTTCTGGAATGTGCATATACCCAGTCATACACTTCTTCGTTACATCGTTTGTATCAAGAAGGTTCATTGCTGATGAATAGTTACCGTATTCCTGGGTGTCCGTAGTATTAGTGTCATATGGACACAAATGCTTTGCAATCCAAGTTGGATTCTTGTTACCTCCCATTACCAATTCATCTAGTACGCAAACCTGAGCCTTGGCATCCTGATTGTAATATTTTTTCAATGCAGAAGCAATCCCTTCTTCACTTTCTTGATCGGGATCGAAGCCGAGCATTTGAGCTGCATATGCTGAAAATTCAGTTGCGGCCATATACTCGTCGGTATCTTTCAAATCCCCCTCGATTTCACCATACTCGCTGTCGGAACCAACCACAAAACCGTGATCTGGGTTCAACACCTTCTCTGGATTCTCAAGGTTGGAGAAGCAGTAGATGTACTCGGAGTTGTTGTTGATGATGGTGTCGATGAACGTCGTCAAGCCCTTCTCGTTGCGCCCCTTTGGATCAAGAGAACCAACGAACGTCTCAACGGGCTCAAACTCAATCTTGCCATCCTCAGTGGAGACAAAAGCCTTGAACACAACAACGCAAACGTCATTGCAAACATAAGGCTTGAACTTGCCATCAACGAGGTTGCCGTTCACCAGGCAGCTTTGACCAATCATAGCCGCCCTTTCGGAAAGGGAAGTCTCAAACACGTTGGCTTCCTTCATCAAAGGCGTGTGAAGATCGTCCTTCGTGAACTTCGTTGGCTGATATTCAGCATCGGAAGCGGCGCCTGCAGGGAACGTGATGGTCTTGAGCGAACGCACGGGCTGATACAACTCTGGAACGTCGGCCACAACCCCAGTGGACTTGCTTTGGAAATACGCGGTGTTGCAAAGAGTTGTCAACACAGGCACAATGCCAATGCAATAACGTGAGTCGCGGTTGTCCTGCTTGTCAGAAATTTCCGTGGTTCTTGTGTAGATTGCCCTGGTCTTGTCAACCAAATAGATTGTATTTGAACCCGGCTCGGATTCGCCAGTCTCATATTCCTCAACCAAATCATTGGAAATGAATTCGTTTCCAGCTGGAGCAATAAGCTGAAGGTGGTTGATGCCAAGTTCCTTGAGAGAACGGTAGTTCCTGCAGAAACGTCCAAGTGAGCCATCAACGGCGTAGGCGGCAACCAGAGTGTCATCCTCTCCTCCTGCGGCAATTTCATTTCCATCTGCATCCAATTCATCTTCAATGTACTTGCCACTTTCCTTGCTCTTGCGATACAAGCCATAATTGCCCGAAACCTTGAACTTCGCAGCGGCATAAATGCCCGCGATGTCATTGGAATAAGGAATCTTCGCGGCCCAAAGGAATCCGCCCTGATTCAGAACTTCCATACCAGCGTTGTAGAAATATTCCTCGGCCTCGTTGGTAGGAGCGCCGAAGTTGAGAAGCCAGCTGGAACGATTCGTAATCTTCATCGGAACCAGGTCTTCACCCTTCTGCGCAAAACCAGTGATAAGGCAGCCCGTACCCAAGTTGGTGGTTGTGTAACCAGATAGGTCGTGCTCGATAATCTCTACACCTGGGGCTTTGATTGTTCTATTTCCCATTGTAGTTATAACCTCTTTGTTTTGTTTGTTGTGTTGTTTTTATCCATGTTCATTTCGGATAGCCTATCCAAAATCCATGGTTCAATATTATTTACACGGAAGAACCCCAAATCCGAACCACCCTGTAAAAATTTTATACCCCAATGGTAAATACTTTTGAACTGGTGAATTTTTCAGATGTGGAAATAACGTG